GTAGACCGCTTAACCACAATGCGGAAGTCTGGTACGAATCCTTCCTTGCTAGGAGAATAGCAATGGAATTAAGGAAAGCTGGTAAGAAGGCCGTTGTGGAAGAGGCAGAAGAGGAAGAGAGATCAGTCGAAATGGTGAGATTGGTCGCAGAGGACGTTTCGGTGGAGGCGAGTGAATCGTCCTTCGTGTTCGGTGGTAACGTGTACACTGATTCGGAGGTTGAAAGGATGAATTCTGGTGAGCAGGATTTTTACAGAGAGCTCTCGGTGGTCGCGAAGAGTTCTGCGACATGCAAAGACCAACGTTGTTGTTAGAGGTGGATGATGCAAAAGGTTGCATAGACCCATCTCCATTGATAATTTATCAGTCAGTGGAGACCAGGAGGGAGTTGAATATGTCTAGCAGGGACGATCACTTGGGTTGGATGGAACGGAGCAAGCAATTCATTGTCGATAGCTTGATTAAGGAGAAGAAGGTACTGATGCCATTGGCCGATGACAATATCATCGCGTCACAATTTAGGGCAACGTCAGACGCTTTTCTGTTAATCCCAGACATGGATCCGCATAGAGCTGCGATGGGTGAGGTTTTGAATTCGATCGTGGCAATGCCAACCACTGTCTTTACAGCGAAGTTAACGGGCGATTTCACTGAGGTGAATCGTAATTCTAGAGGAAACGTGAAGAAGATGGCTAAGGCGATTAAGCTTGGAACCAGTAATGGTCTAGCTTACTTGGGCGATCGTGCTCAAGAGTTGCAGACAATGGCTGTCAGATACGCGGTTTCTAAGAAGGATGAGGAGTTGGACGCTGGTGGCATCGCGCTTGCTAAGGAGATAGCCCTGGAGGGGTTTAATACGTTGATAGATGTGGAGAAGTTGGATGAAGCGTGGGACGACATTACGTCGTCTGTAATATATAATCAGTGGTTAGATAAGGCAGCGCAGGCCGGTTACAGCGCATCACATTCTTTGTCAGAAGAGCATTCGGAGAGGATAGTTCGGTTTCATGGGAAACAGAACTTTAAGGCGAAGGAAGACTTGGTGGGTTATGCTACGGTGTTTAAAGCACCTCAAGGTATTTCGGCGTGGTCAAAGGGGGCAAATTCGTTCTTCGGAGTCGCATGTAGGATTATATCCGATGTGATTAGAAGATCGTTAAAGCCCAATTGCGTCTGGAATAATGGCATGACGGTTGAGGAAGCGGCGGAACGGTTCGTTAAGGCTTCGTTGAAGGTCCCTACACCGGAGAATGTAAGGTTGGATGCTGAGGAAATGGACTCAAAGCAAAACAAATTCACCCATAGAATAAACTATGAATTTGATGTATTGCTCAAGGTCAATCCTATCATTCTTGACTTGTACTACTCGATGTATGAGGAATACCTTTTAATGGCTCAAGACTGTTCGGTGTTGTTGAAGGGTGTGAAGCCATCGGGTGCACCGTGGACGTTGAAGGGGAACTCCATTTTAATGGTATTACTGTCGTTATGGTTGATAACTGGTGAGGGGCCGTTGGCGATATTCTTTCAAGGGGATGATGTTGATCGAAACCAATCTGCAATGAAATTGCATGAGACGAGGCTGAGAAGGTTAGCGATATACTGCGCTTTCAAAATGCAAACAGAATTCGGGGATTATGCTGCTTTCTGTGGGTTCGTTCTTATCAATGGGCAATTGGTGCCAAATATTAGGAGGAAATTAATAAAGTTGATTGGTACTTCGTTTAGGTCGTACAATCACTTCACTCAAGTCCAACAATCTTTAAGGGACTATATGAAGGCGTTGAGGGGTCTGTCGATGGCGGATATCATTGAAGCGAATGCCGGTATATATGGTGTATCGGTTGAGGCAGCTGAGTCGTGGGTCGAAGTGATTGAGAGTCTGTCTCACATATCAAAAGCGCAGTTTGAACAAGCTGCTATGGAGGTAGACATCAACATGAAGTTCTTGGCTCAGGGAAGGAATGGTGCTTACGATAGGTTGGAGACGACGTATTAGTGACGTCACTGGGCACGCATCCCGATAACTGCTTATTAGTGAAGTGAAATACTCACCTGGATAATGGAAGGCAACCAAAGGAATAGCCACCGTCAGTTCAGCGGGATAAATATTGGATAACGGTATGTTTAGGCATAGGACGTCAAACGCGTTTTCCACACGATCGGTGGAGTCCATGATTTACAACATTTACATGTGCATGAAATGTTTGGTGCGTTAGTTCAGGTTGGGTCACAAAAACTCACTTTGTGGATTAAGGTTCATATCTTTGAATCACCACTATCATCATATTAATAATAATAATGGTGTCTCAATCTGAACTTAACGTAAGTGCTGGTGCGTTGGCGGCGGCGAAGAGAGAGGGGCGGTACTACGACAAAAGGGTCTATGGTACGGTGGCTCAGGCCAATCAGGCGAGAGGCGTGACTCGTGGTGCGACGAGGGGTAGGGGTTCTGGTTCTCGTGGTGGAGGTCGTGGAGGTGCGAGCAGTCGTGTGACTGCACCGAAGGCGATTCCTTCTTCCCGTGTGGAAGAAGTTATCATTAATACCCAGACTGGAGGCAATGCCTCGTCTAAGACCTTTGGTGTTCGGTTGACGGAAAGTGAAGCTCATGGAGCATTTCCGGAGTTACAGGCGTTGCTTGCTCGGAATCCGGTGGTGACCGGTGTAATGGTCGAGGTGCGGTTCCCATTGACTTTAGGTGTCATTGGAAGATGGGCTGTTGGGACAGCTCATACTTGGGCTGGTGCGCAAGTGCCGGTCGCAAGTGTGTTGCAGTTGCCGGCGGCGGCGGGGTTTGATTCCCTGTTG